CTACTAATTGATATTTAAGTCTCCCGAGTGAACGCGCCTTGAACTGCAAAGATGTTCCAACCGTTTGTGTCACCACCAACCAAGTTGACGTAACTGCCAACTGGCTGAGAGGTAAATACGATATCTTTGTTGTCTACAGGGGTTAGGTCTACTCCTGAGATTTGGTCAGAAGCGTTAGGGCTAAGTGTCAGGGTAATTCCTGCAGCTCCAACCCTGAACCATAAACTTTGACCAGCTGCAACAGCGTGTAACGTAACGACACAAGTAGCAGTAAAGTTTAAAACTTTACCACTATCATTTATGTCGGTAGTCAAAGTGCTGGCGCTGATGTCTTCTTTAGTGCGGTAGCCAAAACCTGTTAGGTTGACTCCGGCTGTATCGATTGCCATTAGTTTTTACCTTTCTCGTCACCGATGATCTTACGAGCTTCTTTAACACTCGGTTTATCTTCGGCGGCATTACTACCAGGGCCAAACTTGTCAGCATTTTCCTTAACGGAAGCCTCAAGTTTTGCAACTTGTTTAGCTGAATCTTCAGCCCGTAGTTCTTCGTTTTTTGAGTTTGATGGGGTCGTATCGCGCGGAGTAGTGACATCCATTTTCTTAGATGCGGCGTACTCAGCTTCTTCCTGTTGGTCACGAAGTCGCTTTAGTGTGATGCGCTTTGCATCAGCTTCAACTTCAGCTAGAGCAGGAGATTTCTTTACTGGTTGTGGATCATTGTCTGCCATCGTTATTTCCTTTCTATTGATTAACTAGTACGGTGGATACCGACTTGTTTGATCTTGTTTACATCAACAAATGCGTCGTAACGGATGCGGTATTCAATCAAGTAACCATTAACACCTGGTGGGTTCTTATGAACTGTGTAGTCCTTAAGCTTTTCTGGAGCTGTCATCACGTTAGGGTGAGTGATGATTAGGTCTACTGCACTAGGCATACGGCCGGAAGGGCAGATAACGACTTGAACGCCGTCAACTGTTCCTAGGTTGCCGCTTTTCAGGCTTGCTTGAGCTGAGTCGCTGTCTAATACAAATCCGCCCTGTTTGAGCATGTTGTAGTAAGCAGCGGTCATTACAGCTACGCGTCCCTCTTCAGGAGCTTCGTTATCGGTAATATCAGCGTTAATAGCTAGGAAGTTGGTGTATGCGTTTGATGCAGTAGTAGCAGCGTCGGCTACAATGTCATCACGGTCATACGTGTTTCCAGCTGTGTTTAATGCAGATAGTCGGTAAGTATCAATCTCGGGTACAAGAACATTCTTGGTAGCTTGCGCTAGGAACTTCGCAGGTTTGCGAATTTCCAGAGTGTCCTGGTAGTTAGACATGTCGATTGTGTTAGTCCATGAACGATCACGGGCAAGCGTAAACGTTTGCTTTGTGTCCTGCACTTCGTCTGGTGAACCATATCGGTAGTTACCACTCGGAGCGTAGTTGTTCATGGTCGGGTCGGTTAACGTATAGACGTTAATCGCGTTCACACCGTCCCAGCTCCAGTCGTTGTTCACGATGGCGCTAGTTTTGGCGCGAGCTTTCAGTAGTTCGGAGGTTTTTGACTCGAACTTAGAGGCTAAGTTAACAGCCATTTATTTGTCCTTTCGATGGACTCTACGGCCGTTCGGCTTCTTCGTCGAAAGCTTCGACGTCTGGGTCTTTTTTTCCTTCTTTAGGTGTGCGGGATGGTGTAGTCACCGTCCGGGCTGAAGTTTTGGTTTTATCCTTGCTTTGCTGCCTTGCACCAACACCAGTAAGCCTACGGATAGAGTCGGCTTTAGCTTGTAAATATTGGTACACATCACCTTTAACTTCTATTGGGTCTCCATTACGGTCACGCGTGACGTACATTCTTTCGAAGTCGTCTAGCGAGTTAGCCAATTCTTCTTTGGCTTCTAGGGAACCCGAACGAAAGAGTTCAATCCCTACCACGGCTTTATCTATGCCGTTTTGTAGTTTGTTTGAATTGCCCTCGATCTTGTTGTTATAGGCGTCGATTTGGAGTTGGCGTAGGGCAAGGTCGCGGTTATCTTCAGCTTCAGCCAGGTATTTATCCTGTTCATCAAGCTTGGCCTTTTCACGGGCTTCACGATCTGCTATACGTTTTTGAGCGAATTCGTCATTGCGACGCCTCTGCTCATCCTCAGAGATTGTGCCTTCCTCTTCGGACTCCTCATCTCCATCTTCTTTTGATTCTTCCGGCTTATCAGAATCGGTGGCCGCCTCCTCTGCTTCGCTGGACTCTTCTGTTTCATCTGATGCGATTTCCTCTTCGGATACTTCTATATCCTCAAGTTCCGCATCGTCTGTGTCCTGAGTTTCCTCATTAGTTGATGTATCCACTGCATCCGCAGTGTCGGTAGATTGTTCATCTGCCATGGTCACTCCTTTATTCCACGCTCTTTAGTTACACGGCAGCGGTTTATTCCGGTTCGGACTGGAGGTAGTCCTGTGTGAGAGCCGAACTATTTTGGTCAGCTCCCTCACACGATTACATCCGTTTAAAAGCTCTATGGTTTGGGTGTGTAGCTCCTTCGCAACTCATTACTTGCCCTCGATCTATCCAGAAATGCTGCTGGGGTATTAAGTTATCTAAATCAATCTGGAATTCGGTATTCTTCTTCATCAAATCCATGATTTCTTCACGGCTCATGGTTTCCTGTTCGGACTTAATCTTTTCTTTAAACTCTCTGGCTGCTTCACTACTCATCTGATTTCTCCTTCGGTTCACGGAGAACGTTCTTAAGAGCACCTTCGAAATTTATTAACCAAGCGCGGTGTAACCTGACAGCCTCCAGCTGCGAGGCTACTTTTTCATCAGGAGAATCTGGATCGACAATCGCTAAGAGGATTTCACCTAACATGTCCTTTTGTTTCTGGATCTCATTAAATACAGGGATAGCGATAGGCTTAATCTCGGTGCGTTTAGTAACCTTTTCGTCTTTCTTCCCAACCTTGGTTTCAGCTATCTTTCGAGAACTGGCGCTAGTAAGCCCTGAATACAGGATTGAATCATCACGCATGGACTAGGCCTCCCTGTCTTTGAAGGAATAACTTCACATCTTCAGGGGCGTGTTGCCCGGTTGCTTCCATGTGTAGAGCGAACGCCGCGGTCTCTTGGTCTACACCGTACTGCTGCATAACAGCTTGGACATTGGCTAGGGCTTGTTGGCTCTCAGGGTCAGGCTGGACGTCCCCTGGTTGAGGTTGGTCGTGGGGATCCATACCATTCTGGCCATCCATTGCTCCTTGCATCACGGGTGGTTGGGGTTGAGCTTGAGCTTGAGGCGGTACGCCAGCATTGGGATCAACTTGTCCGGCGTGTGCCATCTGGTTTTGTAAGTCCGCGGGGTCAATATCTTCTATAATCTTGTCGTTATCAGTCGTAAGAGTGACAATCTCGCTGTAAAGCTCCCCAACGTTCATACGCTTTCCGTCTTGCTGCATGGCTGCGTCAAAGTTAGGGTCTGTTTTACGGAGTTCGGCTACCTTGAGGAGACCTTCCAGTCTCTTTTCATCATCCTTGGCTTTGTCTTGTTCAGCTTCTACCTCGAAGTCGAAGGTGGCCCGGGCGTTATTCCAGATAACTTCTAGTTCATTAGTAGGGTTGCCTTGGTCATCCTGTGGGAATTTAAGGCCAGTTTTCATAAGGATGTCCCGCTCCTCGTCGGATAGTTTCATGATGTCCGAGCCCTGCATGTTGGCGAAGTGGGTGTTAATCATGGACTTCGCAACCACTTCGTAGGTCATATAGAGGTTGTCTTTGAAGTCCTCATCGTCAATCGAGAGTGATGCGGCTTGGAACTTCACGCCTGCTGGAGTTTTCGAATAATTAGGATCACCCGCCCCGGCGGCGATTGATGTGTCACCTGTAGGGATTAGCTGGTTGAGGCGGGTCTTATACATCGACATTCTCTGTGGAAGTTGGGTATAAATGCCGTTGTTCATCTCCAAGCGTTCTACTTTTGTCTGTCCAATAAACCAGTCCGCGTCCTGGGCGTAGACCATGGAATCAAGGTCAACACTGTCCTCGTCCCCTGAGATCATCTTTGGCGGGCGTAGGCCTAATTGGGTAGCTAGGATGTCTGCCTGCCCCATATAATCAAGTACGTTCTGTGTACCTCCGGCTAACTTGACGATCCCCGTACCGTAAGGGTTGATGAAGTCTTGGTAACAATACAGATAATGGATGGGTATATCTCCGGTAG